CATCTTGGTTTAACTTGTCGTATTCAGCCTTGCGTGAACGTGCGTAGGCTTGTGAGTCGTACTGGCTTTGCAACTCAATAATCTTGGCCTGTATTGCGCTGTCGGTAGGCTGGTCTTGCTCGCTATCCAACCACTCAATAACCTCGCCACGAATCACCCATTGAGCCAAGGGCGTTAATGATTGGAGTGTATCTGCTATAGTAATCATCCTTGTATCTCCATTAGGGTTATTGTTGAAGGCTGCAAGTTCATCTGCATATTAATCCGACTACCGAGCCTTAGTGAACCAATCAGTTCGTAAGTCGTAGCAGACGTAGTGCTTGGGCTATCTAAAAAGTTACAGGGTACTCTTGAGCCGTGTATATTAGCTGACGTTCCAGCTATATAACTACGCAGTTCATCGTAGCCAATAACACCTGATATAACTGTACTACCTCTTTTTATGCCCGTATTTGCTTGATTATCACTTCCGCTGCTTTGGTCACAATTTATTGCAAGATTACCTATTATTAAAATCTTGCTTGATGTAGATGTAGGAGTAATTGTTGCCGTGCAGCCACTGCCTACAAAACTATTCTGCGTTGTGCTTATGACCATTGTTGTTGTGCTACCATGCACTACTTGCAACACGCTACCCGTAGGCATCTGAGCAGAGCCTAACGCTGGCAAACTAGCCGTAGTCATGCCAGACAACTGGTTAGATAACGCTATCGTGCCACTGCCATTGGCTGTCTCAAGCGTGTCTACTTTTATTTTAGAAGCCATTAGATAATCCTCGCTCTAGCTGTTGCTCTGGCTGCTGCTATATCATCAGGGATAGCCTCACCTGTGTCTGATTTTCGGCTGGCATACCAATCGGTTGATGCTAAGTACCCTAGTGATTCGTTATTCAATATCTCTTGGGCTGTAAGTTCTACAAGTTGAGCATCGTTGGCTACTTGCCAAGCATCAATAATAGATTGATAGGCTGCGATTGAAGTTATTGCTTCGTTTGCCGTACCATCATTGTATTCAATATGGCCTACGCTTGTGGCTGTATCAAACTGAATTGCATGAGTAGTTGATGGGATTGTAGACAGGTCTAAACTATCAAAACCTAATCCATCTATAACCACTGTTGAGTCTGGGTTTATAATTGATATTTTCATAATTAAGTCTTCATAATAAAGATTAGAGCAAAGTGAATAGGCTCTGATTGAGGATGAGTATGTGAGCCACCACCACCTGTTGATGAAGTTGCTAAAGACGCAGCATCAAAGAAAGTATTTCTACCAGCAGCAGCATAAGCAGCAGTAGAGCCGGGGAGGTAGTTTTTATTATGAGTGTGTGCTGGCATTTCAGCTATAGATAATGTGTGTGCGCCTGTAGTTGCGGAGCCGCCTGTAGCCCCTGCTGCGGCTGCTGACTTAATAAACTTATCTGTTAGGTTTGGTGTTGAGTTATTACCATCACAAATAACCCAGCCTGATGGAATAGCCCCAGCCGCTCCACTCCACATCAAGATTAAGCCTGTGGGAAGTACAGCTAACGTACCGCCACCAGAAGGTAACTGTAATGTCTCGTTTGAAGAGGTAGTGGAATCTAAAGTAACTCCACCGCCTGCGCTGTTTTGAATTGTAATTGGCATAGTCGTTTCCTAAAGAATTATCCAAGTTGAGCCGTTTGTGACTGTTACTGTGTAGCCGTTATTCACAGTAATCGGCCCTACTGTAGAACCATTTTCAGTACCAGCAAATGTGATGTTTTCGGCTATAACCTTGGAGTTGGTGCGTATAACGCTGTCAGTGCCTAATGACGGCCCACCACCTCCAATCTCACCCCACCCTGCGGCTGTGTAACCTTCAAAAGCTGCCTCAGTAGAGTTGTATCGTAAACGACCATTAGCGGTTCCTGCTGGACGCTGTGCCGTAGTACCCTGTGATACTTGAAACGAGCCTGTCGATGTATTGGTCACATCGCCTGTTAGCTCACCGCCTGCCTTTGGCAAAGCAGCGTTAGCAGTCGTTGTGTTAGTAGCAGAACGATCATCAGACACCTTCATTTGAGTGTCGATAAGGGTCATGTTGGTGTTTAACTTCGTACCCCAAGTATCTTCTGATGCGCCTACTTCGGGCTTAGTTAAGCTGTAATTGGGTGTTGTGGTATCTGCCATTACACTGTCCTATTCGTTAATCTGTTTTCATTATACTATAAATTTGTCCAAGTCGCGCTATCAACTGGCTTTGTAGCCCAGACCGCAGGGTCAACGGGTAAAGGCTCATACTTGTAACGCCCTGTAGCCGTAGCACCTGATACAGCATTAATCACAGCAGCACCGCCCATCTTGGCAGTACCATTAGCAGTAACACTTGATACAACCTCAATTACTGCGCTACCAGACACTACATAAACCGCAGCAGCAGTTACAGTAGACACCGCATTAATAGACGCTTGGCCCTGCCCTATGTCTTGACCAGTAGCCGTTACAGTGCTTACAGCAGTAACTACCGCACTTGCATGACCATGTTTTTGACCATTAGCCGTAACCGTAGAAACAGCATTGATAGTAGCAGAGGCTTGAAAAACCTGTTGAGCCGTAGCCGTTACCGATGATGCGGCAGTGATAGCAGCAATAGCATCTACATAGGCCGCTTGCCCATATATGTTTATGCCATAATTGGCTGCACCGTAACCGTTCATTTAAGTCAGGGTAATGTCAAATTCACCAGCTTGGAAGCGGAATACATCACCGTCACCGATTGGCTTACTAGCCGTTAAAGCAGTCTCAGCAAGCATATTACCGCTTGTAGCCGCATCTAACACAGCTGTATGCGTAATGGTTCCCCAAGAGCCAGTAGCCGTTGGAAACTCTACCGCAGCCGTATTGTCGATAGCACCAGATACTGACGCATCAAAGGCCATAGCCATGCGTGTGTAGCCATTACCTGAAACTTCTGTACCAGTGCCGCCAGCACCCGTAGCCGTTGTGTAAAGGCCAATATATACTGTCGCTGGTGGTGTGTAAGCTGTATTGCGAAACACATGGTCTAGCACTTCATTTTCCAAAAATGTAGTAAATGACATATTAATAACTTCCTATTTTTAATCGTAGGCCAGAGCCACTGGCGGTTGATCTGCTACTTGCGTTATTAACACGCACTACGGCAGCAGTGTACAAAGCGGCCCATGTTGAGGCGCGTTCATCTTCTTTAAGGTAAGGTGCAGAGTGTAACAATGCGCCATACAAGTAGATATCTGGGTGATGCGTTAACAACCAATTAGTTTCATTAGAACCAGTTAATGCTGGTATTTTAGCGTAGTACATTAGTATCGCGCTATATGAACCGTCTGGTGTTGGCATTAATTCAAACTGTGAACTGTTAAGACTGTAGTTAGTTGGCGTACCTGTAGCATCATCCCTAGCGGCTCTGGTTGATTGCATTGTAGCCAGAGACATAAAGTTAAGGCTGCTAGTGCCAGAAGTCGTTAAGTGGAACCGTATCGTAGACAGCCAATCACTAGGTATGCCCGTAAACTGGCTATCAACTGTAGTCTCTGCGCGAGTCTCCATGCGCCAATGCCGTATCTCGTTATTGATAGAAGATTCAGCCAAAGAGATGAAATCAGGTATCGTAGCCGTCAGATCGTCACGGTTCAAGAAGTTGGCAATGGAGGCTTTTAACTCTGTGAATGTTGAAATAGCCATCTTAATAATCCATTTAAATAATCTTAATCTTATGAGAATGCAACCTATATCGTTAAATTATAGCATGATTAAACCAAACCTTTAATACCCCTTTTTAATGCGCCACGATTCTTGCGTTTACTCTTGCCTAGATCGCCTGCTGCAAAGGCTTGCGCCATTTGCCTAAGTGCGTCTGCTGCTTCACTGTGACCTTCTGATTTATCAGGTATAGAAGTCCATCTGCTTTCACTGTTTGACCATTTACGCCTATAAGACTTTAGATGATCTAAGCCCTTGGCGCACTTAACATCATCGATGTACAAGTATGGAAACAGGTCTGATGTCTGTTGTATGCCCCATAGAAGCTCTTGTATGCGCGGTACTATGCGCCAGTTAGAGCTAGGCATTAGTTCTTTAAGCATCTGCTTTGGTGACTTGTTGTTGATCTGGCCTTGCCGCTTATGATCTGCGTCATGCGGTAGGTACATATCTTCAAATACAAGATCAAGTGATTTTAACCATTTTACTGCGTGACTGTATGGCTCTGACCATGCTTCATAGAAATCAATACACCTAAACTCTAAGCCTACTTGCTGCACTACCCATATAGCACAACCATCACTAGCACCTATGTCAAAGAAAGCCATGCAAGGGTGAGCCTCTACGACAGGCAATTTGCATATCCTACCATCAGTTTGTGCTTTATTGATTTCTCGTAACCAAAACGCACCTTCTGGAAATTCTAAAAAGTCAGATTCCCATACATGACCATAAGTATCTGGACGTTGCTCAAAGTCTTCCAAACGCTGCTTGTTTAACACATCAGGGAACCACGGGTTATCTTGCCAACCTATTTTAGTGATCTTGCAATCATCTGGTGTGTTATCCCTAAACCTCTTTTGCGTTGCAGATTCTTTAGATTGTGGGTTCCATATACACCATAGTTCAGAGTTTTGTTCACGGATACTAGGCAATAGTGTCATGTAAGCTGTCTCAGATATAGCTTCTGCTTCATCAATAAACGCCAATATAATGCGTGACTTAGATTTAATACTGTTTAGGTTGCGTGATAATCCAGCGAATGAATAGGTAATCATTCCGTCAACACTTCTAATAAAATGATCACCACATTCATAGTATTCATTAAGAAAAGGCACACTTTGTATTGCGCTTTTTATTTCAGCAAATGAGCTTTCACTTAGGCTGTTCATGTACTGACGCAAACAAAGTATCTGACCAGTGCGCCCACTCTTGCCAAATTTGTAGCCCCACACCGCAGTCATTAAAGCAAAAGCGCGTGACTTGGCCCCACCTCTGCCGCCAAAAGCACACCTGTACCTAGCCTCGCCTGAGAAAATAGGCACTAATTTTGGGGGTAACTCTATATCAACAACTGACATTAAATATCACCAAATTCTTTTGCAACCAATTGAATGGTCGTAGGTGGAGTCATTGAGCCGTCTGAACTTGTTGTATCTATTTTGTCCGTCTGCCCAAGCCAATTTTTACCGAGCCATACAAGCATCGTTGGATTACCTGCCATTGCGGTTGAGTATTGCTTTCTTCTAAGTGACATTTTGCCGCCTGATTTCTTTTGTCCGATATAGTCCGCAAAAAGTAGGTTTTTTTCACGCTTGCAAGCCCTTTGCAGTGTGTCGTAATCTATATCTAACACTCCTGCAATCTCTTCACCAGTACATTGGATAGCGCACATATTATCAACCTTTTCCCAATCAATAAAAATGGTTGTGCCTTTTGGTCTGTGTGGTGGTTTTTTGTCTGTCATTTCTTTTCACCCAATGGGCAGATATTAGCAGCCCTTTTTCGTAAATCTGATGTTGAGAATTTATGAGACCTTTTGTTATAAACAACTTTTATGTCCATATCATCACCTGTAAATCTTTCGCCGACATAATCTTCTCCAATAATCCTAACATCTATATTCAACATATTAAGTATGTCAATGAGATCATTTTCGGTCGTATAAGGTATTATCTCATCTACATACTTAACTGCCGCTAATTGCATGTGCCTTTCAACAATGGATTGAACTGGCTTATTTTTGCTTGGTCTATCTACTGTCGGGTCTGTTTGTATGCAGCACACCAAATGATCACAGTATAACTTGGCTTCCCTGAGCATAGATATGTGACCAGCATGAAGCAAGTCAAAGCATGACGCTGTTATTCCTATTTTCATTTTTTTATCGACTCTTCCAATATCATTGGAGCGCAATTATTCCATTTAACCTTATGATGAATTCTCATACTTTCCGAACTGTTTCCCATTAAACCAATTTTAACGCAACTAGGCGAATACATAATTGAATAAAAACTTTTATAATAAGTGCCTTTGTCCATATATATATCGGTCATACCGCCAGAGTTTGACTGTGTTTCAAGTTGATTTAGCTGCACACCCATAATTGTGTATATTTGTTTTCCTTTTCTACCTTCTGTCGTGTAAAAATTAACATCTTCATTGAGCCTACCAAAAAATTTAAACGGCCTATCTGTAGAGCAAATAAAGCTGTTCATTGCTTTTCTTTTGTAACCTTTTCTTACATAAGGGTTCCCAGAACCGCCAATGTAATCACCGCCTTGAGACATGGCAATAGTAAGTGAGTTTGTATTGCAAAAAAGAGTTAATAAATTATTAATAATTTTGTCTAAATTCCATATATTACAACTGCCTAAGTTTGCGCCATTATTGATTAAGACTCTAAACCTAAAAGAGTTATAATCATCATCTAACTCAATAAAATATTTACAGCCTACCTTTTTTGCTAAATCAAAACAGGCATTTCTAGCATAAACAATACAACGCCTGTCACTAAAATTATCGCCTTGGTCGAATGTTTTAGCTATTTCTTCCTTGCTAAACATAAGAACCTTATCGCCAAATCGGTCATAATACTGATCTGCTGTATCATCTTCATCATCAATTACTATAAAAATCTTACCTGTGTATCCATCCTTTATTAACGTATCGTAAGTAAGAACATTATTAGGTCTGCCGTGGGTTAAGATAAAAGCACAAAAATCATCACGCATTATCGTCACCTATTTCTGAATCTTCCTCGTATTGCTCTGTCATTTGTTTATTAATCTGCACGAATCCACCTTCAAGTGCTTTTTCGTAATCAATAATCACCAGTGCTGAATCTTCCATCAAACTTTGCATTTCTTCATCACTGTGAGCATAGTAATCTGCTATATTAGAGAAATCGAATACTGTGTGCCTTTCTGCCGCCAATAATAGAAATGTTTTTTCATCAGCACTAACACTTGATTTTTTTATTTTTTCAATTAATTGGCTTGTTTTTTCTAAATTGGTAAGCATCACCATAGGTGGTTTTTCGTTACTAGGTTCATATGTAGGTGCTTCAATATTCATTGTGTAAGGGTTTTCATCACCTAAATTATCAAGATTAGAATTTTCATCCATATAGCTTAAAAATTCATCATCAAAACCTAAAATATCTAAATTAAAATCAAGTTCACTTAACCTATCCATTTCAATTTTTAGTATATCCAAATCCCACCCACTATTTAAAGCAAGTTGATTATCGGCAATAACATAAGCCTTGCGTTGAGCATCGGTTAACCCATGTAGGGTGATCGTAGGCACTTCACTAATGTCTAGCTTTAAGGCAGCCAGTAAACGTCCGTGACCAGCGATTATTCCGTTTTCACCATCAATCAATATAGGGTTGGTAAAACCAAACTCTTTAATGCTTGATGCCACTTGTGTGATTTGGCTTTCAGAATGAGTCCTAGAGTTATTCACATAGGGAATAAGATCATTAGGTTTTTTGTATTCAATTTCTAGCATTTGTATTTCCTTATTTTAAAATTATAACACGAACAATTTTTATGGGCATATACAAGGTACATAGGTACATACCCTATAGGGTATATGTACCTTTATGTACCCTTTTTGTACATATAATGCGTAAAAAGGTACAAGGTACATAAAAGGGTACATGTACCTTTTTGTACCCACTTTAAGAACCCTTTCTTATCAAAAATGCAGAGGATAATAGGTTATCTAAAATGACATATCCATGCTCATGGTTGGCTATTATTTCGCCATTTAAAAGAATGGAAACTGGGCCATTATCATAAGATGGCTTCATATAATTTTTAACAACTGGCTCGGTTAACCCATCATTTCTTAACATTTCTTTAAAGGCTGATCGGCTAATGTAAGGTTTGTTTTCCCCAACAACTTCACGCACTTCTGCGCCACCTGACCACCAAGCCCTTTCAATTAGTTTCTTATTTTTCTCCAATTTAGAATCTTTCTTGACCTTCTTTACACGCTCTTCATCGTCAAATATGGCTACGCAAGTGCTGACATTTTCGCCAAACTTAGATATGCCCATTTGAACAATTTCTAACTTGAATGGGATTTCTACGCCTTTGCTTGGTAATTCACGCTGCTTTGTTATGGTTGCAGTACGCTGACCATTTTCCTCAACCACCATTATTTCAGTGTCTATATGGGCGCGAATGGTTGAACTACCTCTAGCACCTCTGGAAGCATCTTTGCCACTGTGATGAATAGTTAAGAATGCGGTATTGGCCTCGTAAACAACAGCATCTAAGCGTTGTAATATTGGGACCATATCCTCACCACTGTTTTCGTTAGCCCCTGCGGTCATACGGGCTAATGTATCACCAATAATAAGGTTAACCTTTTCGCCAGTGTCAGATTCTATTTGCTTTGTCAGTTCAATAACTTCGGTGGCGTGTTTATCGCTGGTGAAGAAATTAACGGGAATTTGCACTATAAAGAGGTTTGCCATTTTGCATTGATGAAAGTCTTTAATGGCCTGAACTCGGCTAATTACGCTGGATGGGCTTTCGGTAGCTAGGTAAATGACTACACCCTTTTCTACCTGTTTACCCATAAATCGAGTACCTTCACAAATGGCATGGGCCATTGATAGGGCATAAAATGTTTTACCACTGTTGCTGTCGCCATAAAGCATTGATTGAGATTTACGAACGATCATATCTTGAATCAATTCGTCTGGTGCTTGGTAGTCTGGCGATAGTGAGTCCCCACTAACCACTCTAAGAACTTCATAAATGCTGCTGGCTGGCGGCATTAAAAGCAATAATAGGTCTTCACTGCTTTTTTCTTGCGCGTAATCATTAGCATCACCAAGGGTTGGTGGCATAATTACTTTAGCAGAAGAACGAACACTGGCTTGATCTGCATACTTTTTACCAACGCCATGTTCATCATTATCTGCAACAATGATTAACTCTTGCCCTATGCCATACTTGTCTCGCATTATGCCAGTTACTGCTGGGATATTGCTTGCACTGTAGGCAACCACACAAGGTCTGCCAGTGGCTTCGGTAATAGTAGCTGCGGTTGCAAAACCTTCGGCTATAAATAATGGCCCTGATTCGTCCATAGTGCCAAGTATCCAGAACTTTCCAGACACTGCACCGCCAGAATGAAACTGCTTGCCACCCTCTGCGCTTATATACTGTAAACTGCTGATGCTATCATCTTCACCATATAATGGTAGTGCTAGTCTGCCGTCACCAGTAACGCGTGAGCCGTGAGATTTAACGCCTTTATGCTGTAGGTATGGGTGGGTATCTTCTGAGCCTGTACATTTAGTCCAGATTGTTTCCACTGTAATGCTGGCAACTTCACGCTTCTGAGCCATTTCTGCATCACGGACTTTTTTGGCTTCGCTTAATCTACGGCTATTTGCCATTTGCTCGGCACTGCTAAGTTCACGCCCTACGTTTGCTCTCCAAGTCACTTCTAAATCTAGCCGCCAATCACCAAATCTGCCAGCAGGGATACCATCTGCAAAACAACAGTACCAACTGTTCTTGTCTTTCTTACCACTGCCAGCCCATCGGTGTAATTTACCATCCAAGAATACTTGGGCTGGTGGTGTTAGACCAGATGCTTTCATAGCATCTATTAACTGAAATTCGGGTGGCTCGGCTCTTGGTGCTTCTTGAGGTTTAAATGGGTGATCAAATATTCTTGCCATTTTCACGCGCCTCTAAATAGTTGTAGAGTGCTTCCACAGTGGAATATTTAGGGTCTGTATCGCCCCTCATTAAGCGTGTTAATACGTTGTAATTTATGCCAGATGCTTTGGCAACTTTGCGAAGATTGGAGTCTTCAAGCTGCTCTTTAACTAACTCAAGATTCATTTTTATTCCCTTTATGTAAATTTATTTATAAAAACGCTTTTAAATATACCAATAAATGGCTATAATGTATACAACTTCAAACGGAATTTTTCCAACCGAAGTTATAAAAAGGAAAACATAATGTCAATTTTATTAAAAAGCACAGGCGATATCCACGCCAAAGGCTTGAAAGTTCTAGTGTATGGACAAGCAGGGTCTGGTAAAACAACCCTAACTAAAACGCTACCCAAACCCGTTGTTCTATCTGCGGAAGATGGTTTGTTATCATTGAAAGATGACAATATACCTTTTATAGAAATAAAAAACATTGGAGATCTACACGATGCCTATAGT